TTGATTGAAAAGAAAGTCTGCATATTCATCTTTTGTAATTTGACCTGAAAATAGTTTCTTTACAAATGGATGATTTTCAGCAGCATCATGCTCTTCTTTAATTAATTCTCTTAATGACATTAAAACTCCTTAATAAAACAGGGAACCGAAGTTCCCCGTTTGTTTACTTATTTATTTCTTTTAACAAATTTTATTGCTAATGTAAAGCGATAGTTATCACAGAATGTATGCTGGATCTTAGCCATATGAGGTATACTACCATCAAATAGAATAGCTTTACCTGGTTCTATTTTAGATACATACTCAATTTGTGTTGCATCTTTAGAGTAGAAATATGTTTCTCCACCCCAATTATCTTCCCATACACGATTACAATAAACTAAGAGTGTTTTACCCACACCCTCTTCATAATGATCCACATGTATATCTTGATAATCTGAAATCAACCCAAGGTTAAGGTAAGCACGATAAATTTCATACTCAGAGCTATTTAAATTAGTGTCAAAAAATTCTTTTCTTTCACCTTCAAATAAATGCATCCTATTTAGTATATCTAAATTTAATTCAGATTCTAATCTTAAGTTTCTCCTGTTTTGTATATCTTCACTTGGTTTACCCTTAATGTTATAGTTTGCATTACATGCAGTTAGATATAAAACTTCTTTATCTGTTTTACTAGAATAAAATGAATCTATAACTTCTATCTCTTTATTATCAATCTTAAACTTGTTTATTTTCATATTAATTATTTGCGTTTTGTCCGTATTTAGCGCCTAAGTAATTTCTTACAGAAGTAATCTCTGATGTATCTAATGTTCTTCCATAAACAATAACTTCAAAGATATATCCATTATTATAAGTAGAACTTCTACCAAATCCCATTCCAGAGGGGTGAACTTGTGCGCCAGCATTAGAATAAGAACGACCTTCTAATGAACCAGTTTTGTTATACCATACATAAACAGTACTTCCCGTATCCTGTGAATGTCCCGCCTGTGAGATTGAACTAGTACTAACTGTTTGTCCTGTACCTGAACCAATTGGAAAACCATCGTTAGACTCTACAATATTATAGTAACCATTATAGGCAAAGCCTACATTGCTATAACTTTGACCATATCCTGAAGTTGAATAGTTTCCACTATAAGTACCAAACGCAGAGATTACGTTACTTGTTGTGTAGTATACATAGAACATTGTTCTTGCTTGAGGGGTTGTATTACCATTAGAATCACCATCAAAATAGTATACTCCACCTGTACTTCCTGGACTATCTTGCCAATTTTTAAAGTATAGAACATAATTACTACTACCATTAAAATAAGCGCAGGGTTTACTGCTAATACTCTGTTTTGGTGGTGGATAAGTGGTACCTGCAGAATTTCCTAAATTTGTAGTGTTTACTAGATTATAGCCTGCGCCCAAAGACCCTTTATTTGGCCAAACTGTAATATTAGCACCATCTGAAAGAGAAGCTAAATCGCTACCATCAAACCATAGTTGTGCACCCGCTACGGGTAAACCAGCAGAACTAGAAGAAGAACTGCTTACTTTGGCTGCGGCAACCGATATTGCACTTCCTGTTACGCTGGAGATTATTGGCATTATACGATTACTCCATTACCAAATACTAGTAGACTAGAATCTGCTTTTCTTAAAATAGAGATTGTAATAATTTTTGTTTTGCTTGCAGCATCTCCAGTAAAACTACCTGAAAAGAATGTTACTGTAACTGGTTTACCATTTACGTTGTATACTGAGGGTGATCTTGCAGCAGCACTACCACTCTTTGAAATAATCGTAATTGTATATGCTGTGTTTACTTGTGAAGGTACATTAACGATATTTGCAATCCAATCACTAGTAGCATCAGTGTTATGGAAGAAAATACCAGCATCATTACAATCATAAGTAATAGATGAAGAAAAGGCTAATGATTTAACCTTCTCTCCAACAGCACCAGTTAATAGACGGTCTGTATTGACCCTATTAAATGTACTCATTTTTAATCCTTAGTTAGGTGCCACAGGAAACTGAGCTGCCTCTGGATCTTGTCCACGTGCAATAGAGTCAGTTAAATCTCTAAGCTGTTGTCTGTAAGTAGCCCATGCTGCTTTTTGAGAAGCATTCAATGGAGAATCTGCTGATTGTGTCCAATCACAATTAGACAAAAGTCTATTTCTTAGATTTCTAAGATTATCCATTCGTGTAGACCAAGTCATATCAATCATATACTGTTGTTTGTCTGCAGCTGTTTCAATTAATACAATTTGACCATTTACTAGTTTACAGAAATCATTCCCAACTTCAAATTCACTTGGGCATGCCATAAAACCTTCAGGAGCACCAGTTAGAGAAAAAACTGTTTGCTCTTGAAAGCCTTCATTATTAAATTTTACGTAATACATTTTTTATTCCTTTATTTCCAAATATCAATTACCTGTGAGGATCTTGCTGGATTAAACAGCGCTCTCTTAGTTCTTTCTCTATCTACCTCTATACCAGTTGTTAAGAAACTGTTAAAGTTATACAGTTGTAGTCCGCTATAGAAGTTATAGTGATTATTACTATAATGGAAGTATAAAGAAGCACTTAAAAAGACACAGATTGTTTTTCCTGCAGGTATTGTGATTGCAGTAGTATTAGTTGTACCTTGAGCATTACTAGTATAGCTATACACGTTTGTACTTGTCACTGAAGTAATAGCATTAGTATTAGCAGCAATTTCAGCATTAGTAGCGTTTGGTACAATAGTAAATACACCAAAACCTTCGTAACCTGAACCCCAATAAGAAGACCATCGATAGCTTAATGTTCTTGTAATGTCTGCACCTGTTGTGTTTTTAACAAACACTGCAAGCATTGGACGGTCTGGGTAGTTATATTTGTTACCTGTATCCGCATATTTAGATTCACCTGTGGCAAAACTGAATTCACCTAAAGAGCCTCTCATGTAATGCATTCTTGGTGGAATTTTAAACATAACATAACCATTACGACCCCTATCATGTCTACCTGACAAAATACCTAGTTGATAGTCTCCGTTACTGTTATAAAATTGCCCTAGCTGGCTTGTAACTGTATCCCCATTACCAGCGAGATAGTTATTAGTATAGTTGGCCCATTGTCCAAAGAGTACTGGCTCAGAATCAGCAGGGGCCAAATCAATAGTACTAATAGTCACTGGAGCATTATCTTTCCAAGATAAATTTCCGCTGGTGTCTGTAACTAATTTATCACCTACTGTAGGAGTAGAACTTGGTAACTTTAGTGCAATACTCCCTTGTTTTTGTATTTCATCTACAAATATTTTTGACATTATTATGCCCTCCAAATGTCAGCTAATTCAGCAGCAGAAGTTGTTCCTTTTCCTAAAGGATTAGTTAATGCTCTGACTGTTTTAGGAATATCCACTATTAAACCTGAGTTTAAGGTAGTTGTCTTTAAATCATAAAATCCACCACCAAAATGGAAGTTGTAACCACTACTGTCTGCAAAATAATATGCAGAACTAAAACCTACAACTGCTACAGTAAATCCAGGCTGAACTGTAATGCTATTGGATGTATTAACTTTATTTGTACTACTTGTATAAGAGTACAGATTAGTATGATTAATTGTAGATGGATTTGATGCCGCATCTGGTGTAAAAATATCTAATGATAAACCATTATAACTTCCAGAATAGCTTGTACCTGTCCATTTAATATTAGTAGTAATTGCAGAACCTGTTGGATTCTTTAAAAATACAACTTGTAACAATTTATCAGTATAACTATATCTATTAGTTGTATCGTTATCTGTATTTATAGTTTCAATAAATGTTGTATCACCATAGGAACCACGGGGATAAATAAATTCTGGTAATAAATTATAATTACTGTAATTTCCACCATTAGCAGCACCCCAGTCATTTCTACCTGTTGCTACAGCTAACTTATAAAGAGCGTAACTAGCATTACTTGTGTTCCATTGACCTAATTCAGAAGACCATCCATAAGTACCAGTAGATCTTGTGTAACATGTATTGATTGCGAAGATTACAGGAGAACTTCCTGCTAGGATTGCATCATCAGGTAATACTAAAGATTCTTGATTTGTGAATGATAACTGACCAGTTTCATCTGATTGAATATACTGAGAGCCTGTAGGCGTAGTAGTTGGCAATTTAATTGTTGGGCCACCTTGCCTTTGTAGCTCATCGACTATTAGTTTAGTCATTTTAACTCCTTATTGCCAAATATCAACAACACTACTAGTCTCCAATGGATTCTGTAGTGCTCTAAAAGTTCTCTTAGCATCTACTTCAAGACCTGCTTGCATAAATATAGAATAAAAATCATATATTTCATGCTTATTAAAGAAAACGTAGTTATTGCTACTAGTGTAATACTTACCACTATTGTAACAAATAATTGCCACTGTTTTATCTGCAGGAACAGTTACACTAACCGTAGTAGCAGTATTGCTTGTATTTGAAGTTCCTGAATGTAAACCAGAATACGAGATAGTAGTTACAGCGCTAGAGTTTGCAGCTATTTGCGTATTAGTAGCATCTGGAGTTCCTAAGTAAATTGCAGAACCCTCATAACCACTATTCCAATAGCTAGCGTAGCTAAAGCTAAAAGTACTTGTAATGTTTGCACCTGTTGTATTTTTAACAAAGACAACACTCATAAGCTTATCAGGATAGTTGTACCTATTAGAGGTATCTGCATAAACTTTCTGGTCCTCTACATATCCCCAATGACCATTTGATCCAGATAGATATTCAATCCTTGGAGGGATAGGGTAGTTTGCGTAATTAGCACCATTAGAATTACCATAAGAGGTTCTACTAGTAACTGCTTGTAATACCTGCTGGCCATAACCACTATACCATTGTCCTTGCTCACTGGTCCAACCCCAGTTACCGCTAGAGTCAGATTGATAACCTGCCTGTCTAGCAAAAATAAATGGGCTGTAAGTAGCAACAGAGGGATAATATGAAGGTATTACAGTATTACCTGGCTTATTTACGAATACAAGCTGTGTAGGATCAGACACATCGCTAGCTAAAATTTGATTTGCTTGTGGAGCAACCAAAGGTAGTTTTAATTTTGATACTCCAGTCTTTTGAATGGAGTCTACAATTATTTTTGACATTTTTTACTGTCCTTCTTATTTAAATGCCGCAAAACCATCTTCGCTAACAATATAATGATATCCATTGCTTTCTATCGTATAGACAGCAGAGCCAGAGATTGTCAATGTATCATGACTAAATGTCATTTTGTTGCTAGTTAAAGTTTTGTTAGCGCTGATTGTATTTGTGAATGGAATCTCGTTTACACTGATGTTGCCTACTTTTTGATCGACATATGTCTTAACAGCATACTCAGTAGGTACTGCTGTGTTTGAATTGCCAGATAAAGCACCATCACTAGAGAACTCATTAATTGTCTCACCTAACTGGGCACCAATAGAACCTAATTTAAGTGAAGTTAAACCAGCTAAATCGAAGGCGTTAGCATTAAGCGTAGCACGACCAGTAGCCTGATCAATACGGAAATATTCACCAACTCTAAAGTTACCATCTTGGTCAGTACTAACATAGAATACACGACCTGGGAATGCTTCATCAGTTTCGTTACCTTGTGCTGATGGTTGAGTAGGTGTGCCAGGATAGTTAGTAGTAGCTACACCACCAGTTCCAATACTTAAGAAATCATGACCAGTTAAACGAATTTGACTGTATTTTCTACGTATTGTAGCTGTGGTTGCTGCTGGAGAACCTGTTGGTTTCTCTTGAGCGAGTACTACAACAATTTCGCTAGCGAGGCTAGAGTATGTACCACTTGTACTTTGGATAACATAAGAGTATGTATCGCCAGTAAGAGAAATACTAGAACCAGGAACTGGAGCTGCACTTAAACCTGATAGAATTAATACATAACCTTTTTGATCTTCTAATGCACCAACTGCAACAGTACCTGTACCGCCACTTGTAAAGGTTAATGCTTGTCCTGCTGTAAATGTACCAGAAGTATTCTTAACATAAAGCTTGTTAGCAGAGTACTGCACATTAGTTACAATACCTGTACCTGTTGGACCAGTGACTGTATCACCAACATTAATAGAGCCACCACCGTATAAGAAATTAAGCTGTTGACCAACTACTGTACCTGTTAATGCAGTTTCACTAGAATCAAATCCTCGTGATGTTGCACCCCATGTACCATAGCTGTTATTACCGTTCAATGCACGAATAAAACCACCACCAGAGGCAGTATAACCAAAATAGCAATAGTATGTGAAGCAAGATACAATCTCAGACTTACCACCATCTTTAACCCAATAGCCAACACCATTATCTGAAATAATAGTATAGCCGTGGAAAATCATTGTCTTAGCACCAGTAGAGTGTACTGAGCCATCAATTAAAGCACCAATAGCGCCTGAACCAATAAAAGAGCACTCTAGGACATAAGGTGACTTATGAGTTACAGGGCTATCTGGGTTTAGTCGAACAACAACACCCTTAATGGTAGATGTAGTAACATCTGCAGGTGTACTGCCTGGAACCCAACCTGTCATACCCTTAAACGTCATCTTATTCAAGATTGAGCCGTTGCTCATTAAGAACATTGATGCCTCTGCATTGGGTGTTACACCATCATCACTTAGACCTGTTTTAGGTTGTACAACTACAGTACGTTGGTTATCGCCAACAATAGCTGTGTTTGCTGGAACTACGATAGGTAATTGTTCGTTATAAGTACCTGTCTTAACAAAGATAGTTGCACCCTCATCACACTGTTCTGTAGCATACTTAATAGATGCAAAAGGTACAGCCATGTTTTTACCAGCGCCTGGAGTGTCAACACCATGTGGAGCAACATAGAATACGTTCTCTGATTGTGTAGCACCTAGCCAATCAATAGTGGATCCATTAGCACCAACTGTAAGTGATTGACCTGTGTCTGTTGTTTGGATAGCAGGTAGTACATCTGATCCACCAATAACAAACTGTGTCCACTTGTTAGCTGTTAAATCTGTTATGAATGCACTTCCAGAGGTGTGGTCCATTGTTGCAATATACGCAGAGCCAACAGAGTCTTTAACAACATCATCTCTATAATAACTTGTTGCTGTTGCCCATAGATTACGCCATCTGATACCGCTATTGTACTTAGTCCATTTGTTAGTGGCTAAATCAGCTTCAAATGTTGTAGATGCATTTCTAACTACACAAATATAAGAACTTCCACCATGCTGTACAACATCGTTAATGTAATATTCAGTAGTAGTTGTCCAATCACCTCTGGCTCTAATACCTTCAGTAAGCACAATCCAATTTGAGTTTAGTACGCCTGTTGTATTAATAGGTACTTGATTAGTATTATTTGCAATTGCTTTATATTGATTAGCACCATAAGCTACCACATCGTTAGGGACATAAGCAGTTGCGGAATTCCATGCACCACTAGCTGAAACACCTTCAATTAGCTTAGCCCAATACGTTGTATTTGTTGGTAAGTTACCTGAGGTATCTTGCAATGCAATATAACCTGAACTACCATAAGAAACAATATCGTTCTTTTGGTATTGGTTAGAATTAGAATAAACACCTTCATACTGAATACCATCAGCAAACTGAGACCAATATGTAGTGTTTGGAGGTGTGTTACCAGTAGTATCTTTTACTGCAATATAGACCTTACCGCCATGTGCAATACCATCGCCTACCTTATAAGCAATTGCTGTAGAATAGACACCTTTAAATTTGATACCCTCTACCATCAAAGACCAATAATCTGTCTCTGTTGGTAAATGACCTGAAGTTTTTAGCCCGTATGTGTATACATAAACGTTACCACCGTATTTGACGATGTCGTTTGATTCGTAAGTGGTGGAGGCTACCCAGTCACCTGCGAAATGAAACCGTAGTTTCCCTAAATCAATTAATTGTGTCATAAGAATTTCACCTGTAAATGTCCGTTGTTACCCCACTGAAACTTTAAAGTATCACGAGTCCAAACCCATTGTCTATAATCATATTTGTCAATAATACCTTCATCAGGTAGCATTACTGGAGAGCCATCATTAATGATCTCAATCTCCAAGTTACCTGTGTCTGGATTAAATCTAAATCCATAGAAAGTTTTATCAGCTAAATCTGTACCTTCATAAAAGCCAGCCATTATGCTACTCCTGTTAGAATAGAGGCAATAGCATCAAATGCATCATCATCAACACTGATGGCGACCAATTGATCTGTTGGTAAAAGAATAATCTTGTTACCTTTCATTACCTCTGAGCTATCTCCATTATCTACACGCTTATTTTTAACAATATAGGTGTCACCTGTTGTTTTGCGTAAGATAAGACTAACAGGTAGAATACTGCCTGTCGTATTTGCTAAATTACATCCAATAAGAATTGCTTTGGTATTAGCAGGAGCTGTATAAATTACAACTTCAGTAGTTCCAATATTAGATGCAACAGCATTAATAAAATTAGTTGCCATTGTTTTCTCCTTAACCTAAAGCAATTGCCATTGCCAATACATCATCAAAAGTTACTGAGTTTGTAGCCT